ATATGCTCGTCACTTAGTATTGGAATGAACTCGTCATTAACAACACACAAGTATGTGTGGAAATTAAAGACCTTGTCATTGCTAACAAATGTTTCTAATGGGATTGTTTTTATTATTTTAGGAACAGAGCCAATTTCTTCTTGTATTTCTCTTAACAAGCCCTGCCATGGGTTTTCGTCTTGAAGGTTAGTACCTCCTACAAGACCCCATGTTCCTTGGTGTTTACCTCGAGATTTTTGAAGTAATAGGAATCTTCGTGTTGACTTAGCGTAGATCAATGCTCCGCTACAAACAATACGATCTTTTAAAGTTCTATTCTCCATGACCCTTTATTATACACACCTTCAAATGATTTAGCCCAGTATACGCCGTTCCAAACGTACTGAACTCCACTGTATATATTGGTCTGATGAATGTTTGAGTTAGATTCTTGAGCAGCTTCAAAGATAACGTTCCATTGGTTGCCATCCCATTCTATGATGTCGTTTGCTTTGGCAATAAAATCAACGTTGCTAGTTGATTTCCATGCATCCGGGCCATCTTGGTTAATTGGATCGCCAATGTCTTCAACAATTAAGAAACGGTCGCCAGCTACTACGTTTTGCATGCCGTGTCCTGGATAAACTTTTTGCGGATCAATAATAGCATCAAAAGTGCCAGCACTCATATTGTTAGCTCTAGTTTTAGTATTTGCATCGTAGGGCTGTAGTAAGTCGTTAGTAGTGCGAGTATCGTTATCCCATGTAATAGAAATCTTAGTTGGATCTAATGGGTTAATTGCAAATGTTCCTACAACAAATGTTCCATTAGGTTGTTGTAAGTAAAGTGTTGACGAGCCTGCTTTATACTTTCCGGGATATTCTTCAAATAACTCTTCCCAAGGAATTGCAGTACCTTGGCGAGTAGGAATATCTAATGTAATTTCTCTAGGAATGGCATCTTCGTTCTTACCTAGTACTATTGCTTGGTTGTTATAAACTTCAATATTGTAATCAGTAATAGTTGTAACTACGTTAGCTAATATGTTAGATAGTGTAGTTTCAGGACCAGTCAAAGGTTGTCCTAAGCCTTCAATGTATGCGTTAGGATCAGTACTTGCTGATTCATAAAGACTTGTGATAATGTTTGTAATAACACCAAGGTGCTTAACTTTAACTGGGGGACTAATCCATATAGGAGTATCTAATGTTAGTGTGCCAATATCAATTGGAGTGTCGGCGCCTACTGGAACTGAACGAGAACTCCATTGAATATTTCCTAAATTAAGAACAGTTAAACTGGTCCAATCAATATAGTTGTCTGTTGTTTGTAATTCTAAGCTAGGATTAAAGAATACAAGTAGCTGTTCCATTACTTGCAACTTTTGATCAGTATTTGCTGTCCAAATATCTGCCTTCATTGTTAATTTAAACGGTGTAGGCATTAAACGTTCAACTGTGTAATTACGACCTTGACCTTGAGTATAAGAACCGTCAAGTACATCACGTTCTCTAATATGAACATTACCTACATAAGTTGCATCTGCTAAACGTTCGCGATCAAGTTGTAAATCAGTAATGTATACGCTAATACGAGGTACGCTGTTTACTACGTTCTCGGAGTTTTGACGCATAATACTTGCAGCTTGGCGATCAGCATCACCGTATACTACAGGAATGCGATGAACAGTTCCGTCGCCATACTTAACTGTAAAATTACTAAGCACACGAATAACCTGTGCAATATATCTTCTAATTTGTCCGTCGTAAAAATGTAACATTATAAATCGGCCCTTGGTCTTAATACCTTGCTTAGTGATTGTCGTTGATCAACTTTGTTATTAGCTAGAGTTAATTTCCAAGCACCGTCATATGGCACTGCTTGTTGTACTGAATTAATAACAGGTAGTGTAATATGCACCTTGCCATTGTTATCGGAAATCATTGTAGGATATGTTGCAGTATCATACGCAATTTCAACTGTATCTAATTTAAGAACAACATACGCTGCTGTTGTAATGTCTATAGCAGTATCAAATGAATATTGATTTGCAGTTAACTTAATATAATCAAATGCAACAGCATCGTTATAAATTGCAGTTGTATTATTAATGAAACTAGTTTTAAGTGTCTGACGTTGATCATTGTTGGTCATTGTCATGCGGATCGAATCTTCAACTCTAACCCAACGTGTTCCATCAAAACGGAATAATCTGTTAGGTAAGAAATCTGTACGTAAGAAATAATCATCTACACCGGGCGCATCTGGAAATTGTATACCGTGGCCAAATTGTGCGCCTGCATTCAACCCGTTTGGTGCCCATCCGTCACCTACTAAGTAACCAGTGTAACCAGTTCTAACTGGCTTAGACGCAACTATAGCGGCGTTTGTAGAAGCGTTACTTGCATCTAATGTTGTTTCGTCTGCTGTTTCGATTCTAGGTTTACCTGTAGTTGGGTCAACAGCTAGTGTATAAAACTGACGAGTTTCATAACCACTCTTTGGCGCATTAGCTTCTGCTTCTGCAATCTCTGCATCGTTGATTGCAATTTCTTTATTAAACGTACTAAGCAAATCTTTTAGTGTCGTGCCGTCTTTCATCGGATCACCATTTGCATCCAATGCAGTTTGTTTAAAGATGTCTGCAAACTGTTGACTATCTGTAATCTTCTTAAGTTTTAATCTGTATAAGTGCGGATACCAAGTTACTGAAAATCCCTCACTAGCACGACCTACATCTTCAATAACATAATAACGTGGTAAGCCTACGTCAAACTCGTTAAGAGCAAATGTGTCTTTTAAATGCGGTAATTCTAACACATCACCGCTCATAGGTTTACGACCAATGTACTTAATAAAGTCATTAATATGTACAGTCATAAACAATGTATCGTTATCGATAAACAAGCCAAATTGACTTAAATTAAAGTCAATATTTTGAACATTATACATACCGCGAATTCTGTACACTGACGAATCGTACTTGCGATCACGGTTTTCTAGGAACATTAAATCCTGGATTTGCGTGTGATCTTTAGCTACAACGTTGCCGTTAGCATCTGTAGCTTCTGTACCGACGTATTTGTGCAAGTAGACGTCTGTACCGCCCGCTTGGAACATTTCGCTGGCTTGACGATCTATAAATTTATAGTCGTTGCCTTTTTCTGGTTTGTATAAGGATAATCGTGGCATAATGATATTTATCGCTAGATAAATATGTATGGAGACTAAAAATGTCAGAACTTAATTCAACAACTGAGCGTAATAAGGTATTTGATTATGTACGCACAATGCTGGGCGACGGCATGGTCGAAGTCGAGCTTGACCCAAAACACCTAGAAATTGCACTAACTCGTGCTATTACTAAATTCCGTCAACGTAGCTCAAATGCTGTTGAAGAAAGCTATATGTTCCTGGAACTAATCCAGGATCAAAACGAGTACCGCTTGCCCGATGAAGTTATTGAAGTAAGAGAAGTATTTAGAAGAGCGATTGGTAGTAGAAGTGGGTTAGGCGCAGGCGGTACCCTTTTTGAACCGTTTAATTTAGCATATACAAACACCTATTTGTTAAGTGGTACAATGATGGGCGGTTTAGCAACTTACGAGCTATTTGCTGGTTATCAAAAGCTAGTAGGTCGTATGTTTGGTAGCTACATTGAATATAAGTGGAAGCAGCAAAACCACACTTTAACAATCTTACAACGCCCATTTGCAGCAGGCGAACAAGTACTTTTACGTACTTACAACTATCGCCCAGATTATGTACTATTGGACGATATCTACGCTAAACAATGGTTGTATGACTACACTTTAGCAGTGGCTAAACAACAACTAGGTGAAGCACGTAGTAAGTTTGCAAGCATTGCTGGTCCAGGTAGCCCTATTACTCTTAACGGTACTGCTTTATTGCAAGCCGGTAAAGAAGAAGTCACAGCACTTGAGAAAGAAATTGAAAACTTAGTTCCGGGCGGTGTACCATACACATTTGTCTTAGGATAATTTATGAATATTAGAGAGCTTATTAGCATTGTTGAAGCAGGTGAAGCAGACGTTATCGACCGCCCACCCGTTCATCATAGACCCCCAGAACAGCAACGTCAAGAAGTACCTGTGCATTTGCCAGGCGGCTGGACTGTTGTTATTTTAAATGACCCAGTTACACCATTTGAAGTTGTAATTGAAGCAATTGTAGCAGCTACAAGATTAAGCCCAGACGAAGCCGTTAGACGTATGCACAAAGCACATACACAAGGTTGGGCAGCTATTGCTAGCTATGCAAGCAAAGATATGGCTGAAACTATTGCTGATAGAATTATGCGTCATGCACAGCAAAACGATCGTTACGACAAATATAGACCGCACATTCCGTACAATGATCCGTGGCCATTAAGCGCAGAAGTTATTGAAGCTGGGGATGGCAACGGCAATAACTAAAACGGTTAACAAATATTTGACCCCTCATAGGACTGTAATATATACTACATCTTATTGAGGGGTTTCTTATGATCATAGGCGTATGCGGATTCATTGGTTCTGGCAAAGATACTATTGCTGATTACCTTACTAACTTTCACGGTTTTAGAAGAGAAAGTTTTGCTAACAGTTTAAAAGATGCTGTAGCACATGTCTTTGGGTGGGACAGAACTTTACTAGAAGGGCGCACAAAGCAAGCCCGAGAGTGGAGAGAACAAGTAGATCCGTGGTGGTCAGAGCGTTTAAATATGCCAAACTTAACTCCTAGATTAATGCTGCAACTTTGGGGCACAGAAGTATGTCGCAGAGGATTCCATGATGATATTTGGATTGCTAGCTTGGAAAACAAATTAAGAAACTCAACTGACGACATTGTTATTAGTGACTGTCGTTTTCCTAACGAAATTAAATCAATCCGTGATGCAGGCGGTATTATTGTCTGGGTTAAACGCGGTGAACTACCTGAATGGTACGATTGGGCAGTAAGCGCAAACGCTGGAGAAGTTCAAAACTTTACTTGGGCAACTAGCAAATCTAAATTAGAAAAAGCAGGAATTCACGCTAGCGAAACTGCTTGGGTAGGTACAGAGTTTGACGCAGTTCTAGAGAATGATGGCAGTATCGATGACTTGTTTGCTAAGATTAAAGATCTGGTACAAGACCACCTTGCTTCCACTTCACACCTTCACGATGCAGGAGTCTTTGACAGTTTGAACACACCGTCTTAAGATTTGAATGGTGGCAGTTGTTTAAATTGCCATCGACGTGAAACACATCAAACACCTCTGAGTAAGGGCTTTTAAAACCGCACTTATCACAGGTGTTTTTCTTTTTGTATCCAGCAAGCTGCCATCGCGGTACTTTAACGCCGCGGGCACACAATCCGCATTGTCTACGATAGTATGGTTTACCTTCCTTGTAGTAATTAATAGCTACAGGGTGCCTTCCGCATGAACATAATGGCCTCATATCAATATTTAAGCCTTTTCCGTGCCTTTTTCAGGTACTATAACTAGCTCAAAATATCAAAATGCACTAAATACATTTAGAATATGTTATTCATGGAGATCATACAATGGCCCAATTAAGTTCACCAGGCGTAAGCGTTAGCGTAATTGACGAAAGTTTTTACACCCCAGCTGCACCAGGTACAGTCCCTTTAATTATCGTTGCTTCTGAAGAGAGCAAACAAAATGGCGCAGGTACAGGCACTGCACCAGGTACACTAAAAGCAAATGCTGGTAAAGTTTACTTACTAACAAGTCAGAAAGATTTATCAGACACTTTTGGTACACCAGTATTTAAAACTGATGCTAACAACAATCCAATTCATGCTGGTGAACAGAATGAATACGGTTTACAAACAGCGTACAGTTTCTTAGGCGTAAGCAATCGTGCTTATGTTGTTCGTGCAGACGTTGACCTAGCTCAGTTAAATGCTAGAGCAGTTGCTCCAGCAGGCGCTCCAGCAGATGGTGCGTTCTGGTTTGACACTGCAAGTACAAAGTTTGGTATTTTTGAATGGAACGCTGCTTCAGCAACCGTTCCAGGCGGCCAAACATTTACAAATAAAATTCCAGTAGTTATTACCGATACAACACAAACTAATAACGGTGCTCCATTATCGAGCATTGGTTCAATTGGTGATTACGCAATTGTTGCAACTACTACACTAAACAAGTTATGGTATAAGAAGCCACTAACAACAGGTACAGCAGGTATTTGGGTTGAAGTTGGTAGCGAAGATTGGGTAGCAAGCTGGCCAACAGTTAAGAGTGCAGTATCTAATCCTACAATCAATAACGGTGATACACTATCAATTAACGGTTCAGATCCAAGCCACACCATTACTGCTGGCAGCAACTGGGGCGTTACAGATTTAGTTAGCGCGATTAACTCAAACCTTACAATTAACGGTTTAGGTATTTCAGCAGCAGCACCAAATGGTTTATTAGAAATTTATTCAACAGATACAAACGTTGCATTAACTGGTAACCTTGTTACAGCATTTGGTTTATCATCAGATGATTACATTGCTCCACGCTTATCAATTTCTAAGCACACACAGATTCCTGCATATAAGAAGTCTGAAAACGCAGGTTCTGCTAGTGGTGTAGCAACTGGTTCTGTATGGGTTAAGACAACAAGTCCAAACTTAGGTGCAGACTGGATTGTTAAGAAGTACAGTGCAGCAACAAGTGGCTGGACATCAATTCCAGTATCATTATACAATACTAACGCAGCAGCTCTTGCAGCATTAGATGCAACTGGCGGCGGCTTAAACTTAGCTGTTGGTGCATTATACGTAAAATATAATGACGACGAAGGTACTCCACTTCAAGGTACATTTAAGTTGTATGCACGTAGTTCAACTGGTGCAACATCGATTACTTCGGCAGTAGTTGGTACTTCAACATTTACACAAGGTAATACATTTACATTTACTATTAGTGAAACCGCAGCAGGCAGCGCATCTTATTCAACACCAGTAACAGTTAGTTTAACTGCTTCTGGAAACACAACAGATGCAGCAACATTAGTAGCAGAAATTAACGCTGCTCTTCCAGTGGGTTCAAAGGTTTCAGCAAGTGTTTCATCATCAAATCAAGTTATTGTTATCCACAAACAAGGTGGTGACATTAAACTAGTTGACGGAACAGGCACACCATTAGTAAAACTATTTGGTAATCC